AGCGAGCTGCAAACAATCAATACATCGAGCCATTGATTCCTGGCAGACCTGCCTTCAACTCTCTTGCAGGTGTGACTGTAGATTCTGAATCTGCAATTCGTATGTCAACAGTTTATTCTTGTGTTCGCCTTTTGGCAGACACGGTTTCATCTTTGCCTGTTGGTGCCTATGTGCGCCGTGGCCGTAATCGCCTGCCGTATGCAACTGTGTATGGCGATCAACCAAATTGGGTGAATAAGCCAAACCGCGAAACTACACGCCTTGAATTTTATGAGCAGATTGTGACCTCATTCAAACTTGAGGGCAACGCTTACATTCTCATTGTTCGCAATGATCAAGGTGACGTTGAAGAACTGTATGTGATTGACCCACGCAATGTGCGCATCGAGCGCCTAGCGCCAAACGAACCACTTGTGTATTTTGTCAAAGTCAAAGACACCCAAGGCATTTACGAACAACGCCTGAGTGACAAAGATGTTTTGCACATTCCTGATTTCCGTTTGCCAGGTCAGCGCTATGGACTTTCACCAATCGCAGCCTGCCGAACAACTATCGCTTCAGCAATGGCAGCCGATGTTTATGCTGCCTCATATTTTGGCAACGCTGCCAACCCTGGCGGTGTGATTGAAGTTCCAACAGAATTAACACAAGAGCAGGCATCAGATATTGGCCGTGATTGGAACATTACCCACACAGGCCCATACCGTGCAGGCAAGATCGGCATACTTTCAGGCGGTGCAAGTTTCAAACCGCTCACAATCAATGCCCAAGATGCGCAGTTGTTGGACACACGGCGCTTTTCTGTTGAAGAAATTGCCCGCATTTTCCGCGTGCCATTGTCTTTGTTGGGTCATCCCGTTGCCGGTGCGATGTCATTTGCATCAGTTGAAGCCCAAAACCTTTCATTTGTGCAGCACTCACTGCGCCCTATCTTAGAGAGAATTGAGCAATCACTCTCAACATTGTTGCCCGAAGCTGATGGATTCATTCGTTTTAACTTAGATGCCTTGCTTCGCGGCACAACCATTGAACGCTACGATGCCTACACCAAGGGATTGCGTGAAGGATTCCTTTCACTCAATGATGTTCACGCATATGAGGATATGGCACCAATCGAAAGTGGCGATCAATACCGCGTGCCATTGCAAAACATTGATGCCACAGATGCAAAAGATATTGGCCTCAAATTGCGTGCAGAAATTGCTGCCGCATTGATTCAAGTTGGCTTTGACCCTGCAGCAGTCACTGAGGCAGTAGGCTTGCCTGATATGAAGCACACAGGTTTGCCATCAAGTCAGTTGCAACAGATTTCAACAATTGACCCAACAGACCCTTCAGCAGCATATGAGGTTGAATAATGCCTTATTTTGTCAGCGACAAACAATCTGATTGCGCAGGATGGGCAACAGTAAAACAAGAGGCCGATGATTCATACACAACAATTACTTGCCACGATAACAAACAAGATGCAATAGATCAGATGGTTGCAGTTTCAATTTCTGAAGATATGGAACCGGGTGGGGAAGTTAACTCAAGGAGCAAAATGAAAAAGATTGAACGCCGTACCTTTACCGTTCGAGATGTTGAGGCACGCCAAGCCGAAGATGGCACAATGAGATTGCGCGGATATGCTGCAGTGTTCAATGATGACAGTGTGCCGCTTCCATTTATTGAAAGAATTGCACCGGGCGCATTTCGCAAGACATTAAGCGAAACACCTGATGTGCGCTTGCTCATCAATCACGAAGGGTTGCCACTAGCTCGTACCAAGAATGGCACCTTGATGTTGACTGAAGATGATCGCGGGCTTTATATGGATGCAACAATCGCTGATACCTCAGAGGGGCGCGACCTTTACAAGTTGGTTGAGCGCGGAGATGTTGACCAAATGAGTTTTGCCTTTCGCGTAATTCGTCAAAAATGGAATGAAGATCGTACAACGCGAACACTTACAGAGGTTTCACTAGCAGATGGAGATGTGTCAGTGGTTACTTATCCCGCTTACCCAACAACAACAGTTGAGGCGCGTGAGGCTTTGCGCACCGCAATTGAGGCAATCAAAGAGGGCCGTGAGATCACAGGCGAATCTTTGGCAGTTCTCAACACAATTTTTGAAGATTTAAGCGAAGGCCACGATTACATTATGAAGGCCGTTGAAATGATGGCAATGCTCACAGGTGGAGAGTCTGAAGAGGAAATTGAAATTGAAGAGCCTGAAGTTGAAGAGGTGCCAGTTGAGCCTGTAGCAGTTGCAGCAACTCGATCAATTTCCCTGCGCCTAGCGCAAGCAATCATCAACAACACAAAATAAGTTTCTGCTGCACAAGTAGCAGATCGAAGTCGGAGCGAATCCCACACCCTGAAAGCGCCGTGGAGAGCATCGCCACCACCTCACAACAATCAAACACTCATTGGAGAAATAATGTCAAAGTCATACCTTGATGTTGCTCTTGAGCGCCGTGATGCAGTAAAGGCTGAAATGGATGCAGTTCTTGAGGCAGTAGCTTCAGAATCACGCACCGACCTTACTGCAGAGGAAACCGAAAAGGTTGATGCTCTCGTTGAAGAGTCACGCGCACTAGATGCAAAGATCGAAAAGTTCTCAGCACAAGCAACTGCAGATGCAAAGGCAGTTGAGGCTCGCGCTTCAGTTGCAGCAATCGTGACACCTGTTGGTGGCGCAGTTGTAACACGCGAAGCACGCACATACTCACCTGAGGCTTCTGCTTCATTCGTGAAGGATGCGTTCAACGCACAATTCAAAAATGATTATGCAGCATCAGAGCGCCTAGCTCGTCACACACGCGAAGAGTCAATTGAGCGCCGTGATGTTGATACATCAAACTTCGCAGGTCTTGTGGTTCCACAGTACCTTGTTGACCTTGCTGCACCATTTGCACGCGCAGGCCGCCCAACGGCTGACTTTGCAACTGCAAAGCACACATTGCCAGCATCTGGAATGTCGCTGGAAATTTCCCGTATGACAACCGGAACTTCAACGGCAGTACAGGAAACTCAAAACACTGCAGTATCTGAAACAGATGCTGATGACACACTGCTTTCAATCCCAGTTCGCACAATCGCCGGTCAGCAAGACCTATCCCGCCAAGCAATTGAGCGTGGAACAGGCATTGATTCATTCGTGCTTGCTGATCTCATTCGCTCTTGGCACACAACTGTTGATGCTCAGGTTCTTAACGGTTCAGGTTCAAACGGACAGTTCAAGGGAATCCGCAACTCAGGTGGAAACGCAATTACATTCACAGCGACAACACCAACAGTTGCACTTCTATATCCAAAGTTGGCTGATGCAATTCAGCAGATTCAGAGCAACGTCTTTGAAACACCAACACATTGGATTATGCACCCACGCCGTCTTGCGTTCCTTCTCGCAGCGACAGATTCAACAGGCCGCCCATTGGTAGTACCAACGGCACAAGGTCCAATGAACGGTTCAGCAGCAGGAGCAGGCGCAGCAGCGTATGCAAACTCAGGCTACACAATGATGGGCCTTCCAATCATCTCTGATGCAAACGTTGGTACAACATACGGCGCAGCAACAAATCAGGATGAAATCTATTGCGTTGCAGCACCTGAAATGCACCTTTGGGAGCAGCCAGGTTCACCTTTTGCACTCTCATTTGATGCAACAGGCGCTTCAACACTCACAATCAAGTCTGTTGTTTACGGGTTCGGCGCGTTTTCTGCAGAGCGTTATCCAAAGGCTGCCTCAATTATTTCAGGCACCGGCTTGGTAGCACCTACTTTCTAATTTAGAAAGTAAACATTGTGTGGGTGAGATCAGTTTCCCCCGACTGATCTCACCCACACTTCACCAAAGATTCGGGGGAATCTATGAAATCAGCACACAAAGTTTCAGTGGGGGCGTGCGACCCTGGCAATGTAAACGGCGGGTTTGCATATAGTCTGATTCAGCTTGCACAATCTCGATCATCACGCCTTGGTCCATTCATACGAATCAAAGGTTCAGGTCTTTTATCTAAACAACGCAATCGCTTGGTCAAGCAATTTCTTGAAACCAAGTCTGATTGGCTTTTGATGATTGATTCAGATGAACAACTGCCTGTGTCAGCCTTTGACAAACTCATTGAGGCGGCACACGATAAAGACCGCCCCGTGATTGCGGGCTTGGTCTTTGCAAGTTTTGAAACAGGCCACCCTTACCCACAACCTGTACCAACAATTTTTCAAGATACCGCTGAAGGTTTCTTGCCGCTTAACAAGTATGACAAAGATTCACTGTTTCAAGTAGATGCTGCAGGTACAGGTTGCCTGTTGATTCATCGGAGCGTGCTTGAGGCAATACAAGCAGATGCCGACCCGCACCAAGGCAAAGATTGGTGTTGGTTTTGGGATGGCCCAATCAACGGCACTTGGATTGGCGAAGATTTGCAATTTTGCAGGCGCGTGCGATCATTAGGTTTTCCAATTTACGTTCACACAGGCGCAGTATTGCAACACTCAAAGAGTTATTGGCTAGATGATAGGCAGCACGATTTATGGAACGCCTAAAAAGAATCTTCAAAATTAAAGTCAAACCCAAGGAAACCGCAACCGCCATCCCCCCACTTGAACGCGCAATGGTTCCCAAAGTAGAAACGAGAAAACAACGTGGCGATAGTTAACGGCTACACAACACTCAATGAGGTCAAAGATTCTTTGAACCTTGATGACTCAATTGAAAACGCAGCCCTTGAACTTGCAATTGCTACGGCGAGCAGAATGATTGATGACTATTGCGGGCGATTCTTTTACAAGGATGGCACCGAAGTAGCACCTGCAACGCGCTATTACACCCCAACCGACTTTTACACAGTGCAGGTTGATGACTTTGTGAGCCTTTCAGAGATCGCCACAGATGACAATTTTGATCAGCTTTATCAGACAATTTGGACTGCTTCAGATCGTATGTTTGAACCTGTCAACAATCCT